GACGGGCTTTGAAGGCTTCATTGCGGGCAGAACCATCAGGGGAACCTTTGACCCCCTGCTGACCGAACCGAATCAACTTTACTTTGTCGCCTTCCTTAGCGAGCACAGCATGAGACTTGCCTGCCTTCGGTGTTGCTTTAGGTTTGTTGTAGCCTGCAAACTTTTCACCACGATATTCAATAGTCATTCCGCTACTCCTCTAGCAACAAGTTTCTCAATATCAGGACGGCTTTCAATTTGGGCTGCGCTAGTGGCAGTAGCCTCAAGACGGGCAGAGCCATCAATGCCACGAGGCTGATAACCCTGCTTGCGTAACCGTCGGTACGCTGGCATATCTTTGTCCCAGCCACGAGCCTTCTGTTCTGTCTGACTTACGGCAGCACCCCGAGTAGTGGTGGAGTTCATACCTGTATGGACTAGCGATACTCTGCAACCAAAACATCCTTCAACGTCAAGGTTCGGGTGTGTCTCTCTATGTTTCACGTTATGTAATCCCCGTATCCAGCAGCAATCAAATCTGCTTCTTCTTGTGCACTTAATTCGTGGATGTGTCCACCATGATAGATGATAGCAATGTCTGTGTCTTCATATGGTTGATCTTCAACAAAAGAACCATCAGTTAATTTGAACACGTTTCTTCCCCGTGCACCAGGTCTGAGGTAACGGAAGATGCCCGATTCTCCTGGTTCAGCCCAAAACACGAATGGGTCTGTTGGTGGTGTGAATGTTGCCATGTCCCCACAATAGCAAAAGCCCCCCGCCGAAGCGGAGGGCTGATGCTCTGGGCGGTACTTCTTACGAAGCGTTAGCACCGATACTTGAAGCAGATTCAATACGACGAAGTGCTGCTTGACGGAACACACCGTAACCAACAAAGTGCTTCCAGCCGACTGGACGGAAACGCTTGAGGAGGTCGGTGATGTTGCCGTACACAATCGTAGGCTGTGCACCGTACTCGCCACCAAGGGAGATACCCTTAGCGAGAGCCTGAGCACCCATGATGAGTGTTGCGTATGAATCGCCTGTGCCTGCTGCGCCTGCGCCGTTGAAAGCGTTAGCGAAGATTGGGGCACGGGATGATTCCATGAAACGTACACCTTCAAACATGCCGATTTCACCGTTGTAAAGTGGCATTGCGTTGGTGTACTTGTACGAGTCACGCCAACCTGAAGCATCGGTGATGCCACGAAGGTCGTATGAAACGTCTGGGTGGATGAAGCCGACGTAGTTACCGTTGATGGTTGGTACGTTTGCTCCACGCAATTGCGCTACTGCACGACGAACGTCTTTAGCGGTAAGGGTGTCGTCAACGTCCATGTCAATACGGGCGGTTGCGGTATCTGTTCCACCTGTTGCGTAGATTACGTTGTCGCCAGCCTTGAGTACGTCACTGCAAATCGTGTCAATGCTCAAACCAGCGTTGTACCCGACAGCGTTTGCTGCTACAGGGTCAACAGGGAGGAATGAAGAGGCACGGAGTTTAGCGGTTGTTACAGTTGCGTTACCGTATTCGTTAAGCGTAACTGTTACTTGGCTGTCGCTCATTGCTACAGGGGTAACGTCTTCAGTTTCCGAAAGGGCAGAGGTTACTGCTGCCATGTCGTTGAAGATTGTGAATTTGATTGATGCACCTGGGTTGGTAGCGTTCGTTGCCTGAACGTCTGCGAACTGGTCAAAGTACAGTTCTGGACGAAGGGCGAAGTATGCCAACTTTTCAAATGCAACCTGGTCGGTTGTCAACTGGGCGGTACCAGTTTCTGCTGCGTAGTAATCAGCCATGATTTATTCCTTTACAAAAGAGGGGTGAGGTTAAAGTTCAATTCCTTGTGCCGATGCTTCCTCATAAATTGCAAAGACTTCATCCTTAGACGCAGCATCCTGAATACGTTTAATCCAAGAAGCAGGGGGAGGAGACACTTCACTGCCAGCAGCGATCTTGTTCGTCTGCTTCCAGCCTTGCTTTTCAGCCTGGTCTTCTTCTGAAACTTGGGGTGTAATCAATTGTGCTTCTTCTGCTGCCAACCTGATTGCTTCGGGAGTAAGTTCCCCGTCGTAGCCTTTAATGAAATACTTTGACATTGGTGAAGTCAGGTCTATGCCTGCTTTCACGAACGCCAGTTCTTTCTGGACCGTCTGGGATTCCGCTAACTGCTTACGCAATTCTCGGAGTTCTTTCTCTTGCGCTTTCAACTGTGCCCGAACAGGGTTCTGGCTTGTTGGTTGGTCGCTGTCGTCTTCGTAGAAATCTTCTTCAAAGTTAGACATATGGCACTCTCCTTAAGTCCACACCTAAACGGAGGATTTAGGTGGCTACGTTGGTTACACCCCGATATGTACGCCACAGTTACGGGGGGTACCTGTGGGTTCTGGCTTTCAGCCTCGTGTATAAGTTAGCACATTATTTGTACTATGCAACTATTGTCCTACTGTCCTAAGACCGACGACACCTTGTTGTGTTGCTGCTAACCCACCACCTTGTTCAAATGCTGCGGTGCGTTTGCGACGACGAGTGGCGATACGCTGCTGGGCTGCTGCGTTAGTGCCAAAGGTGCCAGCGATTTGTTCTTCTTGGCTGATGGCGGTTTCACCTGCTGCTGCTTCGGCTGTGGTAGTACGAAATAGTTCTTGGCTTTCTGCGATGTTTGTGAACTCTTGCTGTGCTAACGATTGGGTGACACCACGATTGACAAGTTCTTCTGCTTGTTGCCTGCTGATTTCTATTGCTTGTTCTCTTGCTGCGGTGGCACGACGGGCTGCTTCTGCACGACGTACAACGTCAGTGTTTTTGGTTTTCTCTGGGTCTAGGAAGAACGCTGCGATGTCACCGTCGCCTAAACCGTACAACCGTTTAAGTTCGGCTACGGTTCCAGGTTCGGCTTCCTGCACGGCACGGATACCGCTTTGTAAACGCAGGGTCAGTTCATCTCCACGAATGTCATTACCAATAAACTTTTCAAAATCCTGTTGACTGTCATAAAAGCCTAAAGGCATACCATTGGTACGTAGAGACTGACGGTAGTCATCCTCAATCTGAACATAGGTTTGCTCGCTGATAGGGGGGAAACCAGCCTTGGCACGTAACTCCATCCCCTTAAAACGTGTTTTGTATTCAGGGGTATCTTTAACAAGACGCATAGCGTTTTGAGCAGCAAACGCTGTCTGAAACTGTGTAGGGTCATCCTCAATTGCTTTGTCAATTATGCTAATCAACCCACCTAAACCAAAACTTTCTAACACAGTTAAAGCATCATCACGAGCGGTCATTGTGGAATCCTTCCAAATCCTTTAGCCAAAGAATACGCAACATTCTGGTACGTCTGTTTAGCATCATCAGTATTCTGCCATTCTGGGAGGGTACGGAGATACTTGTTCCATTCCCACAAATCCATTTGACGGTATTCGTTTGTCTTCTCATCACGATAGTTCAGTGCTTTGTTCCATTTGTCGGAAGTCCAGTCAATCTGTGACGTATCAACAGTAGTCCCAAGGACTTGAGCAGCCTGTTGTTTGTAGCCTGCAAGTAAAGTGTCTACGTCTGAACCTTTGTCAAGACCAGGTTGCAGGGAACGGAACTGGCTTTTTGCTGACTCTCTCATAGCATCGGTGAACTGTGTTTCAGTTTTAGTGCCGTTCATAATTTCAATAACGAACTGGTCAAACGTAGCCTCGGATGGTTTCTGTGCATATCCAGCAGCAATCTTGCGGAGGTTCTGCCCTAGTGTTCCAGACCTTAAGTCTTTCATGCCTTGTGCGCCACGACCTTGTGCTTGGGCTACTGCTTCGGAACCGACAGCGTTCTGTGTTTGTGTTGCTGACCAACCGTACTTTGTTGAATCTGTTGCTAGTTTGCGTAGCGTTGCATCATCAAACGTAAAACCGTTAGCGAGTGCTGTTGCACGGAAGTCTTCAACTTTTTTGTTGATTTCATCATCTACTTGTGCAGGGTCAGTTGATTGGCGTATAGCGAACTGGCGGGCTGAACGTTCGGTTGTTTGGAACCATGTTGTGCCACGCAGTTTCTCTGCCATCTGCACTTCATCGTTCTGGTACCCGCCTGCCACAGCGTCGTCAAGTACTTTCTTTACGTCAGGGTTGGTGTTGTAGACATCCCATAGTGGACCGAACTCTTGCTGGACGATTGTTGACCAATCAGTAGAAACTTTTGGTTTCCCTGTTTTGCCACCTTTACCATCTTTACCACCTTTACCGCCAGTGCCACCTGCACCACCACCTGTAGTCGTGCGACCACCTGTAGTCGTGCCACCACCGCCAGTGACAACAGCAGGTTTCTTTATTGCTGCTGCTTCAGGAGTAACAGTTTGTTTTGCTGCAAGGGCTTTTGCTGCAACAGTAGGGTCTGCGGTCTTTACAGGAGTAGCAACAGTCTTAGGGGCGGTCTTGGTTGTAGTAGCAACTACCTTTTGCCCAGCAGGGATATTCTTAACACCATCAAGTTCTTTCTTAATTACTTCTTGTTCTTTACGAAGTTTAGTTAACTCTGCCTCAGACATAACAGGCGCAGCGCCAGCACCTTTGTTTATCTTATTGTTCTCTACAGCATCATCAATTTTGCTAG